TTTCGAATAAGAATATTGGTATCTTTGTTCATAATCAAAACTTCTTGTAATGAATGCTTGAGATAATGATTGAGTGTCTAAATTTAAATTATACAATGAGGCCCATTGAGATTCAATTAACCAATCTTGAATGTATTGGGAGTAATCACCAATTGAGAACTCTAATATGGTGTCGAGCTGTTCATCCTCAAGTTCAATAGAACGAAGTGGAGCTCCAAGTACGTGTCTTACTTTTGTATAAAGTTGACTTCTTTGTGGTTCTGAAATAACTGACATCTTGATATTTTATATATAAATATCAAAACTAAATCATTTATTTTTTTTCAGAATTTATTCTTTTTTTATATAGTTCGTTAACAAATTTCCAATTAACAACTTCCCAAAAGTTCGAAATATATTCATCTCTTTTATTTTGGTATTTTAAATAGTAAGCGTGTTCCCATAAATCAAGTCCCAAGATTGGGAATCCACCCTGCTCAAAAATATTCATAAGTGGGTTATCTTGGTTTGGAGTTGTCATAATTTTTAAACTTCCGTTGTCTTTGACAACCAACCAAACCCAACCTGAACCAAATCTTGATTTTGCCTCAGATTCAAACTTTGTTCTAAAATTTCTATAAGTTCCAAACTGTGATTTAATTTTTTCTAATATTTCACCTGAAGGAACTTGATATTTTGGAGATAACATTTTCCAAAATAAAGCATGATTAAATGCCCCTCCAGCATTATTTCTAATTGCCGTATTATATTTTGATATTTGTTTTACAATATTTTCGAGCTCAACATCACCGTAATCTTTTTTTCTAAGTGCTGAATTTAATTTTTTAACATACCCTTTGTAATGTCTTTGGTAATGTATCTTCATTGTTTCGGGGTCAATAAATCTTCGGATTGCGGCGTATGAGTAAGGTAACTTATCGATACCAATTGTTTTTGCCTCATTAATAAAAAATTCAACTTGATTAGGTTCCTTACCTAAAATTTGATTGACTAAGCTTTCTGAGATTAATTCTAAATTACGCATCAATAATAAATACTCATCTATTACTGATTTCTTTTAAGATTTGTTCAACAATATCTGTTTCAGACTCTTCGATGTCACCCATAACGGTTCCTATGATTTGTTTCTTTCTTGACAAAATATCATAGATGGCTCCCTCGATTGTATTTTCAAAAATAGGATAGTAAACCAAAACATTATTTTTTTGACCGTATCTGTAAGACCTATCCTCGGCTTGAGCGTGGTCTGAAGGTAAAAATGAAAGGTCATTCATAATAACTGCTTCTGCCGCAGTTAATGTAATACCAACACCAGCTGCTTTAATATTTCCACAAAAAACTTTTACTTTATCATTTTCTTGAAAGTCGTCTACCGCTTTTTGTCTTGCAGGTTTTGATGTTGACCCATCCAAATAAACAGATTGTTTTTTAAAATGTTCGTGGATTTTTTGAAGAGGTTCTGTAAAGTTTGAAAAGATTATAACTTTTTTTCCTTGCTCAATAATATTTTCAGCAACCTCAATAGTGGTTGCAATTTTTTCTTCGGCAATTACCTGTCTAACTTTTGTTAGTTTTGAGAATTGAATTGTTAGGGATTTTGACTCTTCTTTTTTATTTGTATACCAATCATAATATTCGCCCATAAGTTCTTCATATAATCTTGAACTTAATCTTTGATAAAGTGGGGTTATAATTTTATCAGGTAAATCTAATACTTCAGTTTTTAATCTTCTAATTACGTGACGAGAAGTTCTATCTCGTAACTCCTCAAGATTAGATGCTCCGTTAACATTCCAAACTTTTCTTTTACCAACTGAGAACTGATAACCCGCACAATATCTAATGGCATATGCCATCCAATTTGCGGCAACAGGACTTTCAATTAAATTTAAAAGATTATAATAATTCATTGGTCTTGATGTCATCGGAGTCCCTGTTAAAAGCCAAAGTCTTTCAGAATTTCCAACCAAATCATTTATAATTTTTGTTCTTTGGGCCTGAGGGTTTGAAATATAATGAGCTTCGTCAATTACAACCAAATCAAAATTCTCTTTCATCAAAATAGAATCTTTTGATTTTGGTTCGTGAAAGTTTTTCATTATATCATAATTTATAATATAATATTTGTGACCTTCTTCCCATTTTTTACTCTCAGCAATGTAAACCGATTCATCTGTATAAAGAGCAATTTCTCTTTTCCAATTTATCTTGAGTGTTGCCGGACAAATAATTAAAATCTTTTTAGCTCCACTCTCAATAGATGAAATAACTGTAGAAGTTGTTTTTCCAAGCCCCATATCATCGGCAACAATGTATTTGTCATTTTCAAGTAATTTGATTATACATTCTTTTTGGTGATTAAGTGGAGGCCTGTGGGAGTACTTATCCCAATTTACTTCAGCAGTTCTTGTTTTTGCTTTATGAATAGCTGTTTTTGGAATCCAAAAGTCGTGAGCAGTTTCACCACTAAAAATTTTCCCCCAAATGTGATATGATTTGTCTTTTTCTACAAGAAGTTTTTCAACATAAATTTTATCAGGTTCCTTAATGAAGGGGTTATCATCAACAAGTTTCTTTGCAAAATATGAATCAATTTCAACCCATTTTTTTGCGACTTTTGGCTCAACCTGATTGAATCCAATTATATAATCACATTGAGACCTTGTTGGGATAAATTTTGGGTTAACTGCGTGCTGTTGTTTTAACTTTAAGATATAGTTATTTGAGCCCTTATATTCTTCTAAGATTTGTAGGGTTTTCTGTTCAATACTTCTAATGTCAACAGATTCTTGCACTATCTTAATTATAATCTAAAATTAGATATTTATCAATATGGCACAGAGGAATGTCCCAATTACAAGATTAAATAAATTTTTTGGAGCGGAAGATTTTCACTTAGATGTTGGAATGGGTAAAGAATGGCTTCATGGTGATATGAACTTTACTCTTGTATTATATCGGGTTGATAAATCAAAAACAGACAACGATGACATTTATGGAGAGGCTAGTAAGGATTCTATTAAGTTTCACCCACCAATAGAATTTAAAGCGTTTGTTCAGGTCTCAGCCCCTGAAAATAAGTTTCTTGGTAACTCTAAACTCGACCAAATGGAGCCAGGTAATATAAGAATATCTGTCTATCAGTCACATCTTGATGAACTTGGGATTGAAATTGAATTTGGTGATTATGTGGGTTATTATGAGAATGAGACAAGAGTTAGGTATTATTCTGTCGCAAACGATGGTCGTGTTGTTTCTGATAATAAACATACCTATGGTGGTTACAAACCATTTTACAGAACAATCATTGGGGTTCCTGTAAACCAAGATGAATTTAGAGGATTATAATGGGCATACAAAAAAAAATAAAAAAGAAAATAAATTTGGTTCCAACTTTAGAGGGTCCATTCAGAAGGCAAGAACTTCTTGATAAGATTAATGAACATGGAACTAATTTGCCAAAATCCATATTACACGAAGATTTGGATAGAGGATTTCTTGATTTTGTAAAAAATGATTTATCGTTAGTTGTTGATGGTAAAAAAGTTCCAGTTGTTGATATTTTAATAACGACTCAAAATTGGGCTCAGTTTACCAAAACTTGGAATTTTAATGATTTAGACAAAAACGTAACTCCCCCTGTAATAACAATTGTTAGAGTCCCTGAAGTGAAGTATGGGTCAACACCATCATTACAATACACAATCCCAAACAGGAAACAACTTTACTATGCAATGGTACCAAATTGGGAAAATGGTAGAAAAGGTATGGATGTCTACACAATTCCCCAACCAGTACCTGTTGATATAAAGTTTAGTATTAAAATAATGTGTAATAGAATGAGGGAACTAAATTCCTTCAACAGAATTGTATTAGAAAAATTTTCTTCTCGTCAGGCTTATGCTCAAATTAAGGGTCATTACATTCCAATTATAATGGATGATATTTCGGACGAATCTGTAATGGATTTAGAAAAAAGAAAATTTTATATGCAAAGTTATACATTTACTATGATGGGGTTTTTGATTGACGAGGATGAATTTGAGGTCAGACCGGCTATAAGTCGAGCCTTAACATTAATGGAAATAAATACCAATAAAAAAAGAAATAAAAAACCAAGACAATTTCCACAAAACACATCAACAATTCCTTTATCTTTTAATTTTCCTACTGGTACAACCTCTTACAGTATGGTATTTTCTTACACATCCAATTTAGAACTTGAAGATAGAATTAATATATCTAATTATGATGTTTATATTAATAACCTTTATTTCGGGACAAATATATTTTCGAATATTTCAGGTTCGTTACAATTAAATTTAAATGATGAACTAAGAATTGAAATCACGAAAGACAACGTTAATCAAGACTCTACAATTAAACTTATTTCTACCTTAATTTAATTTTCTCCGTATAAATCTTTTTTTTCTGCACAATTTTCATAAATGAGATTTTCTAAAAATTTGTGAATCTTGTATCCTTTTTTATTACAGTATTTTTTTAACACTTCGTGCGACTCAGAAGATATTTTCAAGTTCTTAATTTTCATGGTAGAAAAAAGGCAGAATTTAATCTTACTCCTTCAAAATAAATATGAAAATGACAGTTTTTTCTAAAAAAGATTAATATTTATTGAAAAATAAACAAATTTAAATTTAAAAATTAAAATGGCACAAAAAGTATTCGTTTCACCGGGTGTTTATACCACTGAAAGCGAATTGTCGTTTGTTGCACAAAGTGTTGGTGTTACTACATTAGGAATCGCGGGTGAGACTTTAAAGGGACCTGCGTTCGAACCAATCTTTATTACAAACTATGATGAGTTTCAAACGTATTTTGGTACTACTTCACCTGAAAAATTTGTGGGGACACAAATTCCTAAGTATGAACTTCCTTACATTGCGAAGTCTTATTTACAACAATCAAATCAATTATTCGTAACAAGAGTATTAGGTCTATCTGGTTATGATGCGGGCCCATCATGGTCTATTTTATCTGTGGCAAACGTAGATAGTTCTACGGTAGAAACCTCAGGTCAAGCTGGCTCATTTACTTTGGATTTTACGGGTAACACATCTGGTACTGTGATATTATCAGGAGGAACATTTGGAGCAACTCCAATGGGAGCAATTTCTGCCAACACTTATACTAGATTTAACGGAACAACATCTACAATTGCATCAGACATTATTGATTTTCTTTTGGAAGTTGCCGCAAACGCATCTACTTTAAGTGCAAATACTTCATACCAATGGGGTCCTATGAGTGGAGTTAACTACACAACTTATAGTAACACTACTAACGTACTAAGTGTAACTAATTTGCAAACTTCAGCTATTACTTATAGTTCGAGACTAAATGATGCATGGTATTATGGTTTGTTTAGTATTAATGACCCAAATAATGCACCAAATGACTATTCGGGTAATTCATTCAATGTTGTAATTAATAGTATCATTGGAAGCGGTGGCAATTTCTCAGGAACAATAAATGGTACAACTATTGGGTTTGACGCATTAGCATACGTTCAATACAATAATCTTGTTTTGGCAACTTTAAGGTCAAGGGGTATAACAGACTTTACTTCTACTCAAAGTGGAACAACCTATCAAGTGGACGACTTTAATAATGTTGCAATAGACGTTACGGGAGCATATTCAGCGGCAACATTAAATCCATTTGAAGTTTTTGAAATTTCGGGAACGGAAATAGACGCAACAACTTTTCAATTTGAAGTATCTTTGGATGATACAAGTTCTAACTTTATCAGTAAAGTTTTGGGTACAGGTAATTTCCAAAAAGATAGAAATGATGTTCCTTTATTCGTTGAAGAAAGATTCCCAACTATGTTGAACTATGGTTATAACCAAGGTTATATAAGAGGTATAAAGAATTCTTTAGTTGCTTTAGACTTCGCCAAGGACAATGATACAACATCATTAGGTAACTATTTGGAACAATATCAAACAGCTTATTCTCCATGGGTTGTATCTGAACTACGTGGTAATACCGTGTTTCAACTTTTCAGATTCATTACAATTTCTGATGGAGATGCATCGAACAAAGCCGTAAAAATATCTATTGCTAACATGTCTTTTGATAACGATACATTTGATGTATTGGTTAGAGACTATTATGATAGCGATGCAAATCCTGTAGTGGTTGAAAAGTACACTAATTGTACTATGGACCCTTCACAAAATAGTTTCGTTGGTGTAAAAATAGGAACTGCTGACGGAGAATATCAAGTTAATTCCAAATACATAATGTTGGAACTTAATCCTGACGCTCCAGTTGACGCATTACCTTGTGGTTTTGAAGGTTACTTAGTTAGAACTTATGAGGACGATACAAATATTACACCTCTTAACAAAGTTGAAGTTTTTCCAATATTTAAAACTAAATATTACAACCCTGGTGACCAAGTATCTAACCCTCCTTTTGGTAATTCTTCAGGTAATGATGATTCTATTTTAAGCAATGGGGAAAATGTTAGAAGAGCTTATTTAGGATTCTCCACAAGTGTTGGTTGGGACGAAAATTTCTTTGACTATAAGGGTAAACAAACTCCCGCAGCGTGGGCTTGTACTGAACAAACTTATAACAACTGGTACAAATTAACTAAAGGTTTCCACATGGATAGTGGAGCAACTGCGGTTACGATTTCTTCACAATATTCTACAAGTGGAACTCAGGCATTTGATTGTGGTGTAGCTTCATTCCGTTCAAACCCTGAAAACCCTAATGACCCTTACTACAGAACTTATTCTCGTAAATTTACTCTTCTATGTGGTGGAGGATTTGACGGGTGGGATATTTACAGAGAATATAGAACTAATGGTGATAACTATCAATTAGGTAAATCTGGTTTCCTTTACGGTTCTAAAGAAGGATGTCCTTCATATCCAAGTGCAACCGGATGGGGAGCATTTAGACAAATCACAATTGAGGATGATACCACGAATTGGGCA